GGTATATACGACCCCGGCGGGCAGCGCGAGACATAGATTTTCGAACGTCGTCTCGAGACACGTGAATTCCGCCATACCCTTCACGCCCATGTGAATCTGGTCAAGCGGCACTTCTCCGGTCTGGATCGATTTCTGTTCTCTCCATTGCGGCGTGGCGGTCAGTTTGGCTTTTTCTCTGATATAGCCTACATTTCTGTACCCGTCGCCGTCGTCGACGAAAATTTTACAGGCCCCTTGAGTGATATTGTCCCTGTTTCCGAATTCATCTGCTGGCATTTTCTATTCTCCTTGACGGTTTATCCGTCGATTTTGTATGACAACACTTTCTGCGCCGAGAGACGTTTCACCGCGAGTGTTTCGTCCGCGGTGAGTTCCGCCGTCCGGGGCTTTTCCTGCCATCCGAGCATCCGGCCGTATTTCGCGTCCAGCCCGTTTGCCGCGAGATTCACGATGTAAGGACGTTTCGCCCGGATCGTTACCTTTTTGGTTTTCGCCCCGCCCGCGCCGGGCTTGTTCCGGTCTACGAGCGGCTTGTCTGGAACGGAGCCGATGGAAGCCGAAGCATCCGCCGGGACGGGGGTTTTGTTCTTGTCTTTCATTTCGAGCATCTATTCCTCCTCTTTTTTTTCTACTCGGTAATTTTCGGTTCGAGAGCTTCCAGTTCCGCGCGGGTGAGATAGACCTTCCACACGCATGTCACCGTGATCTGCACCCCGTACACTTCACGCACCGTCGAATCGATCTCGCTGTACCGCGCCGCGCCCTGTTCGATCCATACCCTAGTTCCATCCGGACACCCGCCGAGCCAGAGCGTGCGGGGAATCGCTTTTCGAAAAGCGTCTTCCCAGTCCCCGGCGGCATCTTCCGTTTCCGCAGCGAAAATAATCGAAAGCGGCAATCGAATCCTGCACTTTTCGTAGAGTTCCTGAGGCCCTTGTCCGGCCGCCGAGGGCGGGGCATGCATATCCCGCTCCCATTTGTCCGTGATCTCCGCATCGGGCGCGAGAATCATCGCATACGGCGGCACCATCCCGCCGATCTCCTCGCGCAGGTCGAACACGAATTGCGATTCAGGTATACCTGAAATCGGCGCGAGAACGCTCCTAAAATACTCCTTCAATTTCAATTTTATTCCCATTTTATACTCCTAATTCCGGTTCGACAGGCTCACCGTGACAATAAAATTTTGTCACCCTGAGCTACGTCGAAGGGTGTTACGGCTTAAACGCCTCCCTTATCCACCTTTCCACTTCGCTCGCGATAATCTTCTCTTCCTCTTTCCCCACGCCGAGAAACTCGCGCGCCGGGATATTCCTGTCCGGCCATCCGAAATTTTGTACCGCCGCGTACGGTACCTCCGCCCCGCCCGCCGCTATCCATGCCGTCATCGCGTCCGCCCCATGTTCGACCGAGTCGCGCAAACCGCCGCTCCAGATCAGCAAATTCTCCGTTCCCTTAGCGGCGAGCTTCCGGGTTTTATAGCCGGGAAAAATCACTTTCCCGTCTTTTTCGAACGGCTTATCGCTTAATCCCGGCCACTTCGACCCGTCCGGCGCGGTCTTGGTAAACGTGAACCGTTCCGCGACAGCTTCGTTCGCGATACGCCCGGCGATTTTCTCCAAAACCACCTGCTGATCAGTGATGAGTTTTCGCCCGGTCTCGCTGATCCACGCTTTCAATTCGTCAAATCCCGTGATTTGAACCGCGACGTTCGTCATCGTTTACCACCCGTTCCAGAAAGTATCGTCGAATATTTTTGCGGGCGCGGATACAGTTGCTCCCGTGGACGGCGTACTCACGCCTTCGTCGTTCGGTATCCCGATATCCGCCTTTCCGGCTTGTATATCCCGGAGATACCTGACCGCGTCTTCATATTTTACCCGCAGGTTTTCTTCCGGCGTTCCTTCGCGGATTCCCTTCCTCGACGCGAGAAAATAAAGCGCGAGATCAACCGCGAGCGACTTCACGATACCGGGGACGTTCGCCAGCGGTAACGCGTATTTTCCGCGCAGGTATCCGTCGGTGACGTCGCACGCCTTGGTGATCGCCGCGTCAATCCGGGCGTCGATGATCAGTTCGGTATCGTCCGCCGCGTCTTTTGCGAACGCTGTCACAGCCCGATCAGAAAGCCCGTTAATTAAATCTTGTTTCTCGCAATACAACTTTTACCTCCGACCCCCATGGATGGGGGGAGTCCCGATCGACGACATGGATGTCGAAGTCGGCCGTCGGTCGCCGAGTTCCGCGATGCGGATTATCGAGGCGCCGTATTCGCCGCCGGGAGAGTCGAACACCCGATATACACCGGTGCGGCTTATATTCGCTTCGACAAGCTCAGCGTGACTTTAAGTCATTCCGAGCCTGTCGAGGAATATTTTATTACTAAGCTATCGCGTCGTAGACCAGATACCCGGCGATATTTCCCAACATCACGCTGCCGATACAGTCCGATACCTGGACGATTTCGGATACGGCGCGTTCGTCGCGGTAAACCTCCGCTTTCGGATACCCCGTTCTGCGGGCGGTAAGTCCGAACGACGCGTCGTTCAGGCTGATAGGGTTGTCCGGCACATAGGCGAGGATAGCGGTTTTTGTCCAGACCGACGAAAAACTCCCGCTTTTTCCGGCGGCATAAACCGACTTCCCGATTACGATCTTGGGAATTTCCAGAATCTCCGCAAGGAGCGGAACCGTGAGGGTCTGCACCTTGGAGACCGGAACCTGCGCGAGAAGGTCGGGATGTCGTTTCAGTTTCATCCAAACGTCGTAGGCCAGATGGAGCGTATTCGGTTCCTGCCCGATCAGGGCGCGGACAGCCGCTTTCGCCGTGTCGATATCCCCGATAGGATCGCCGTCAACATAATCGCTCCAGTACTTGTATCCCGCCGCTCCGGTGAGCTGTTTTTTACTGCCGCTAGGGTAGTTCGCCGCCGTCTGCGCGAGAGCCGCCTGCGCGATCTCGAATTCGAGACCGATCCGGCTCATCAGTTCGGCGGTGCGGGCGGATTGGAGCAGGGTTTTCTGCTTGATTGCCGCGGCGCTCTCCTCCCATTCGCTGTCGTCCACGGGATATTCCAGCGTCCGCTCGGTCAGTACCAGATCGACGCTGTCCGAACCGCGGGTGACGCGCTGGGCGTTCGCTCCCGGAGCGCGTTCGCTGTTGCTCGGGATAAACGCCGATTTGTCGAACTTGACCACCTTTGTGGTGCGCGCGGGGGCCTCGACCACGGGGAATAGGCTGAATCCCGTATTTGACGGAAACTTATAGTCGAACGCGACCCCGGTCAATACAGGATCGGAGACTCTCATCTTGGATAAAATACCCATATTATCATCCTCCTTTTGACTCACAGGATGTGAGAAATCCCGCAACCCCGCGCTACAAAAATTATTCTTGAAAGCGCGGGAAAGAGCGGGACAAACGACATATTTTACGCGGTGGTGTCGAGCGACCACACGGTCAGGAATACCTTCTTACTTGCTAATGCGGCCCGCGCGTCGGTGTTCGTGTTCTTGGTGTAGACCGTGATCTTTCCGGCGTCGGGGATCACATCCGACAGTACGAGATTCGCCCCCGGATCTTCCGCGAGCGTTACCTGCACATGCCCGTCAGCGGTCATTCCAGTGATCGCGATTTCTCCCGACGCATCGGTCGTCTCGATACTATACGAAACGATAGGGTGATACAGCGTATCGAGCAGCGCGGTCATGAGCGCCTGCGTCATCGGGCTTTTTCCCGCGCAGAATACGCGGATAATCGATCCGCCGGTTCCTGCCGATAACGCCATAAACGTCCCGAACGTATTGTCCAATACGGCCTTCCCGTCCGCATCAGGCTTAACGAAATTCCCGGCGGCGATGGTTTCGCCCGACGCGACTTCAACCTCGGCTATACCCAATACGATCACCGGCATCGAAACACCGGCTTCGCCGCCGTCCTGCGTGATCCCGTAATCTTTCCCAACTCCCACAGTGCCGTCCACTCCCACAAAACGGTTCTCCGCTACGTCGCTGACGCCGCAGGCTACCGTGTCCGTTAAAATGTTATTGAAACTCATTCTTTCCTCCTTACTTCAGAACGTTTGAAAGCGCGTCGGTATATGACATGCCGGGACGTGATTCCTGATACTGCTTCACCTTTTCATGGATATCTGCCTTGTCGGGATCGACGCCCTCGGAATATATCCCCGCGGCGTTCCCCTCCGGAGCGCGGTCTTTCCCGTACTTCGCCTTCCCGTCGGGCGCGACTCCGGGTTTCGCGGTTTCGGCGAACCCGAGAAAATAATCGAGCCCCGATTTCTTCCCTTCGCTGAACGCCAGTGTTTCCGACTCGTCAAGCGTCATCGCGAACGAGACAAATTTGTCTTTTTCTTTCGCGTCGAGCCGCCCGCCTACGATCATCTTCTCGGCCGCCCCGGTAATCTTCGCGCGCTTCGCGTCCGCGATAGCTTTCTTCTCGGATTCTGCATACTCGGAAATCTTTTTATCCTTTTCCGCGTTTGCCGTTTGCGATTCGGCGTACTTAGCTTTTAGGTCGGCGTTTTCCTTGTCCGCCGCAGCCAGCTTTTCAGCCAGTTCTTTTTCGTTCATGGATGTATCCTCCTTTACTTTATCTTCCGAATAGGGGAGCGTCTTTTCAGGCTCCCTCATCAACTCCTCGATCTCCCAGTTCCCGATCATTTTATCCGCCGCTTCCACCCCCTCCTTTTCGATCAGGTAATCCTTGAGCGCGCGGAACAACCGTCCGGCCGTCCTGAACTTCCATCCCTCGTCGTCGGAAAACTCGAACGTCTGCGCGTCCTGTCCGGCGAACTCGGCGGAGAGCTTGCGTTCGCTGAATGCCGGATCGGCGAGACCTTTTACCGCGGGAGCCGCGCCTCCGAGAAATCCGATATGCTTGAGCGCGAATTTTCCTGGATGCGGGTTGACCGGGTTGTCAGGGCTATAAAGCGAGACGCTCCGTTTTTTATAACGACCTTTCTTGACCGCTTCGTCGAATGCGGGGGACACGTCTTTCAGTTTCGCCATCAGCACATCGCCGTCGCGCCTGAGTTCTTCCGCCCATCCCCACGCCGGGTCGTCCGTCTTCGGGTGCCCGATCACGACCGGAGCCTCGTGCGTTTTTGCGTCGTAGGTCTCGACTATCTCGTCCAGTTCCTTCGTCGTGAATTCCTCGGTATGCCCGGACATGTCCGTCTGCTTACCCGCCCGGAATATCTCGATCCATCCTTTCATTTATAAAACCTCCCCGGACGTCGAGTTCCCGATGAGGGAATATCGAGGTGTCCTGTAATATTTTCTCCAAATCCCTTGACTTTCACGCCGTTTCATGCGATACTATTATTGACAGAGGAAAACAATTACTTGTCTTCGTTTTCCCGCGATAGTCCCTCATGGCGAGGGGGACGGACCATAACGCCTTGCATTCCGCGAGGCGTTATTTTTTTTGCCTCACCATTATTCCGGGTGTTTCTTTAGCCCGGAAACTGAACGTCCATCCTGAATAACCCGGATACTCGCGCGTACTGTTTATCACAACGTTCCAGTATCCTCCTTCTTCGACTTTTAGGATGTAACCCTTTCCGAGTTTGACCATTCCGCTTTTTTTCTTTATTCCGGGAGCTTCCTGCAGGCTGATAACCACCGCGTCAGGGTTTTTCAACGCTTGCTCGAACAGATTGAGATATTTCAACCTCGCGAGGTTCTTCAGATACTGCGCGGGCTTATCGACCGGAATCACGTGGTCGATCAGCCGGTCGGTATCAATATAAATCGTGTTCCCGAACTTGTCCGTAATCTTACCGTCCGGGATTATTTCTTTCAGGTATGCCTTCGCCTTCGCGGAAACATCCTCCGGTTTCCCTTTAACATCAAAACCCGCTTTTTTTTCAAGGACGTCTTTCAGTTCTGTTTTCAAATCGACTTTTTCGTCGATCAGGTTTTTCCATCCCGAGGTATCCTTATTCTGCTTGATCTCCAGCCATTTCCCGAAATCCTTCCCGGCGTTATTTTCGAACCCTTCCGGAGTCTTCAGAAGCAGTTTTCCCGAAGTATCGAAATTATTCAGCTTCGGCGCGACGAGTGTCTCGAAATCCGGGTTGTACGAATTATTAGCGACAACCTCCTTCATATCCGGCGCGCCCTGCGGAAGTTTTTCTGGGTCGATTCCTTTGTTCTTCAGGTATTCCGGTGAAAGACTCCGCACTGTGCACCGGCACCCGAACGCGTCCTTTGGGGTATGTTCGTCCCAGAACGGGTCGTCGTAACGGCGGATCATCCCATGCATCGCCGCGTGCTCCGGGCGCGTCCCTTTATCCATCGTAGCAATTCTCTGCCAATAGGGGGCGATATCGACGTCTTTTCGGAGCTGCGCCATTTTCCCGGCCATCTGCGCAGAACGCATATTTTCCCAGTAAACCTGCTTGAGCCGCGCTTCCGGCAAAACGCCTTTTTCCATCCATCCCGACACCCATTCTTTATAAGGGATATTCCCTTCTTTCGCGTCTATCAGGGATTTCAATAAATCCGCAATCGTCTCTTCCTTCAGGTCGCCGGTTACCGTAAACGCGAAGTTCCGGTACTTTTCGCCGAGCGCGAGAAAATCCGCTTTCGGCATCGGAACCTTCATCTTCAGGAAATCGACCGCCGTCTGAGGGGGTATTTTACCCTTCATATCCGCGAGCGAGACGACCTCTTGGCTGGCGTAGTTTTGCGCATCATTCCATCGCGCCTGCCCTGAGCGAAGCCGAAGGGCCCAAATCCGCCCTAAAATATCGCCTGCAAGTAGCGCGTTCCCGAACGACACGGATGTCGAAGAGTCGGCCGGTTCTGCATCGACCGCAATATCGAGCGAATCCGCTATCCGTTGCATCGCCTCGTCATATTCCGAAGCGCCTTCAAGTGCGGCGTGAATTGCGTTTACAAACGGCTCGAATAGTTTGCCCTTCTTCGTTTCACCTTCAATCGCGGCATCGAACGCTTTGTCTTCCGCTTCAACAGTCGCGATTTCAATATCCGTTAGTACTATCACCTTGACATCATCCCGAACTAGTCGAGGGATGTTTTTTTTTTCGACCCCCACGGATGGGGGAAGTCCCGCGGGGGCATGGACGCCGGAGAGCGGGACATCCTTCTCTGCGAACGGAAGTTCCGGCGTAGTTTCTTCCTTGATGGCGAAATCGTCGCCTTCCTTCATCCGGTACTTATCCGCAAGGTATTTCGGAGTAGGCCGCCATCCGATATTATAGAGGAGAGCGTCGCGCTGGGCGCGGTCGGCGGCTACATCCTCTTCCTCGAAATACTTTAACGATGGAAATTTTTCGACGTTATAATTCAGGTTCACGAGGCTTCTTGCGAGACGATTGAATGTATTTGCAACCATCTTTTTATCACCCTCGACTATTTCCCCGCGAACTTGGAAGTGTACCGTGCCCAGAGCCTGCGAGCCGACATTACCCTGCTCGGTCGTGAGCGTCTGTCCGAGTATCGCTTTCGAGACCTCGGCATTACTCCACCCGACCATTTGGCTGAACGCGAGAGAGGAACCCGCTTTATTCACATCCACCGTCATCAGCTGATCGCCGGGTTGCCCCTGAAACACACCGGTCGCATCCTCGACCATCCGGTCGAGCATATCGAGCATTTTATCGATCTTTTCCTGATTCTGCTCCTGTGTCATAATGTACATCAATGCGCCGCCGTACTTCTCGAGGAAGTTCATCCAGAATTTGACGCCGCCTTTCTTGAACGAGACCGGCCAAAACACGCGCGCGAGTTTCCGTTCGCCGTAAGGGTTCCTGTAGGTAGCCCGGTGACGGACGAGTTCGATCCTATCCATCTCGACCAATTCACCGTCAATGCCTTTTCCCTTCGAAAGAAACCGTAATTGATTCTGGTTGTCGAACACAAACCATTCGGGCGGTCGTCCTTCTATAGCAGAGTAATAAATCCGGTTGCCGTCGGTGGTGGTAACCTTTTCCAGAACGCTCAACCCGTAATAGACGGCTTCGAGTATTTCGCGGGTCAGGGTTTCGGTATCGATATTCGCGAATACGTCCTTCACGAAATCGAGCGCGCGTTTGTCTTCTCGGCGCGAACTGTCAACCTGCCAATCCCATTCGCACGAAAGCACGCCCGCCTCGCGGCTGGTCATACAGCTATCGACATGCGCGTCGAACGTCAATTGACGGTAGATCGAAACATCATACCCCTTCGCCTGAAGAACGCTATCCGGGTCGGGCAGACGGGTCAAATATCCCGCCATTTCCTGCCATGACCGCTCGCGTGTGTAAATAGAACCCATATTTTTTGCCATTTTTACCCCGTTTTTGACTCCCACAAGGGGAGAAATTCCGCGATTCCACGGATGGAAAGGAGCGGAACACCATATTTTTTAAGTTTTTCCTTCAATATCTTATATTTCTATATCCGGTAAACACTTGAAGCACTCTTTAATAGCCTATAACACCGTTTATTATTACAACCCCTGTATAGAGTTATATTATCATGTTTTCCTAATATCATTCAACGTCGTTCGATTCGGAATTACTTTTTCATTTTCGTACTTCTTGCCGTGTCGAGGTTCAGAAAATACATAATTTCGTCAACATTCTTCGTTAATTCTTTACTTGATATTACTTTATCAAGTCTATTATTTTCATTGTATAAAACAGTGCATATTTCTGTTCTTTTATTGCAGGAAACAAAACCTTTTTCTACACCCTTTAGATATCCAGCGGAATATGCAGTCCAGTAATTTAGTTGATTGATTGCGTTTCTTGTTCTTTTCACGAAAAGAAGAAATTCCTTTGCGAACTCCCTGTTTGAAAGCCCTATCAGTTTAATTAAACCAAACTCATTGATTGTAAGCCGTATTTTTTCCCCGTCATTTATTGTTTTTAAATCTCCCCTTGCTACCTGTGTATTCATAACATGGATTGGATTATCAAATCCAAGTAAATAGCACACTTTCCCTGTATCCCAATAGGCTTCATACCCGTCGGAAAAAAGATCGATACGGATGCTTTCGATTTCTATAACATATTTTTTCATAGTCCATTCCTTCCGATAAATCCCCGCGTGATCCGGTTGCTTTCCCGCTGTTTTCCGGGGGTATAACCGATCTTTCCGCTTCCCGCTTCCAATAAGCGAACCGCGTTCTCCAACGCATCCGGGCCATCGTCGTGAACCGATGAATTCCCGAAATAAAGGAGCTGCTCGACCAGTAAATTGGTGTCGTCATTCGTACCCATCGCCGAACCTGCGATCCAATCCTTACGGAACATCACCATGCCGCGTTCCACAAGAGGCGACAACCGTTCTATCCGGTCTTCCTTATTCTGCGTGTTCGTCACCAATCGAAGCGGAAGGTAATACCCATATTCCTTGGCCAGCCGTTCGTAATCCCTCTGGAGTAACGCCTGAAACCCGTTTGCCTCGAGACCGACGACCTTGACTATTTCCCGGAACTCGTCGTATATTCTGAATGTCGCGTGAAGCATTTCTTCGATGCTTCCCTTCCTGATCCACGCGCGAAGCACCGGGTAACGCATCTGTTCGCGGTCGAGGCCGACCACAACTATCGCCTTATAATCGTGACGCTTCTGCCCGCGCGCGCTCGGGTCGACGAACATGGCCGCCGTCAGGTTCCGCTCCGGAAACTCCATCGGGTGATAATACCGTATCCAGTCCTCGCGGAAGAGAGAGTCTTCGTCGTCGCGGGGATTGTTATTGTATTCCTTCTCGAACGCGATCAGCCCGACATTCTTCTTAATCTCGAGAAGATCGGCGACCGGGTAACGCGCTTCCCAAAGGGATATCGTTCCGCGTTTCGGGTCTTCGGTCAGCGCGCGATAAATCCGCCGGTTCCAGTTCGAGTACGGTTCTTCGCTTGAGAAGAGAATCGTACCGACTACCGACCGTTTACGAATCACCGTCCCGACGATGAATAAATTTCCGCTTGGGGCGATGGACGGGTAAATCCCTTCCTTGATGATCTTGATCGTTTTTTTCACTATTTCCGGCGAGTTTGCTTCGTCGTCCTTTTCGATATCGTCGAGGATAACGAGATCGGGACGGGCTTCCCGTTCACGCTTACCGCGCGTCATTGTCCGTACGCCCATGGCGCAAATACGGATGCCGTTCGCTCTAAAATCTCCGGCCTCGCCGCCGGTGGAGATTTCCCCGAAATCGCCCCTGATACTGGTATTGCTTTCCAGTTCCAGTTTGGCGAATTCGACAAGGTCGGATGCGAGGTCGTCGTTCGCGCTGATGATCTCGATAAACCGTCGGCTCTTTCGGACAATCGACCAGAGGACGTAACCGAAACTGATATGCGCGGATTTCGCGAATCCGCGCGGCGCGGCCACTACCATCGGGTTAACCACCCGGGGGCGCTCCTCGAGCATCCCGATCATCTCGCGGTGGAATTCAGCGAAATCGTTCTCCGCGTAATGCGGCAGATACGTCTTGAAGAAGTAGAAGTAATCCGACTTCGCGCGCCGGATGCGTTCCTGCTTCCCTTTCTCCGGGAGAGGCTTCGCCTTCTCGTGCATTTTCTCAAGTACTTCGTTCTTCCGCTGGCGGAAATCGCTCAATCTCATTTTATTCAATGATTACTTCCCTTTCTCGATAAATCTGAAAAAGCCCTTGATCGCGTTCTCGAGGGTCTCGCGTTTCTCGGCGGTTTCGTTATCTCCTACAGGGTACTCGGTATTCATAAAGTCGACGAATCTATCCATCACACTCACGGTCATCGAGTAGATATCCCCGATCTTGCGGATTTTCTCTATGGAACTCGTGATCTTCGCAAGTTTATCCGCATCGAGAAATTCCCATCCCTTTTCTCTAACGTCCGCGATAAAATTCCCCAGCATCTCTTCTAGGGTAATTACACTTCCCGCGCTGGTCGAAAAAAAGTGTTTCCGCTTGTCTTCCCACTCATACTCGGCTTTCCATTTTCCGAGAGTCTTATCCGATACCCCGGTACAGGCGGTAATTTCCGCGAGCGTTTTCCCGTGGATATAGAGTTGTTCGCACTGGAGGTAATAATGCTCGAACTTGTTCTTTTGTCCCATCAAAGTTCCTCTTTAAGCCGTTTGATATCGGCCAGAAGTTCCTTACGTTTATTCCAAGCCTCAATCAATTCGTTCAGCGCGGAAAGCGCATACTCCGGTTGTATCTCGTCGACCGGCATCCATTCCTTCAGGTAACGGGTCACTTCTTTCCGGTCGCGGTCGATCTTGATATCGATAGCGTTCAATGATTCCTGTTTTTCAGCGATAGTGCCGAGAAGAAGCCGTTTATCTTCCTGGTTCATTTTTCCTCCTGACCCCCACGGACGGGGGAAATGTCGTGCGGCGACATGGATGTCCAAAGCCGGCCTTAGTGGATGAGCTTGATCGCGGCAGTCGTGATCAGCGCGGTCAATAGCGCGGATACAATCCCGATAATCACCTGGGCCGCCGCGGACCGTTTTTCTATCTCGCCGATCCGATCCGCATGTTTTTCCTGAGTTTCAGCGATGCGCTCAATTTCACGCTCGATATTCTGGCGGTGGTTATAGCACGTTTCTTTCCCGACCGCAAACCCGTCCTTCATCATCGCCTCGATAGATTTTACGGATGCGCTGAGGGCGGTTAAGTTTTTCATAAATTCAAGCTGTATCTGTGTCACGGATTCTTTGATTTCCGCGACCTCTGTTTTAAGTTCGTTAAATTCATCAACCCGGATTTCCGGTTTTTTAGCGGGCGACATTCGCACTCCTTTCCCCTCGACAATCTCGGGGTGATGTTAATCTATCAATATGTTGATGCCTATTTGCACGCCTTTAAAATCGCTCCCCGCCCAAACGCCCCAGCGGTCGTAGAACCGGTATCCCGCGAATACCGCCGGGAATACCCCCGCGCCCTGAGCGGAGCCGAAGGGCAGGGATGCGCCGATCCCGATTGTCCACCTGGGGAAATTGAGCGGCAGGGTATAATGGTTCTTATATACGTCGAAAGTTACTGCATCCAATGTTTGCCCGGTCGCGGCCGGAGCTGCGGTGACGAAATTCGACAGCTCGCGGTAAACATACACGATCTGTGTCACGGCGGCCGCGTTGGTAACAAAGCGGATCACGTTTCCGAGCGTGCCCACCGTCCCGATGGTTCCCGCGTCCGGTACTACGCTGCCGATATTCGTATTCACCGTCACCCCGAGCGTAGTCGAGAGGGACGGTTTCGGAAAAGTCCCGAACGGGTTCCAGCCGAGCATCGCGCATGCCAGAAATCCGAGGACGAGTCCTATGAGAAAATACCAACTCTTACCGAGTTCGTTCTTCATAGCGCGCTCCTTAACCTCGACCGTCGACCACCGCCTGTCTCGGCAATCCTGCCTCGACTCGGCGCTCCTCCCCTCCATGGGAGTCGAAAAGGGCGGGATAACCCTAACACTAAGCGCCGCCATGCGCGAATCGCGTCTTTCCGGCCATGTCCGTATGCGAGTTTCCCGCACTCCGGACAGCGCATACGGATCACTCCTTTAATACCGAGGCATGAGATTCCCTTCGCTATCTTCGATACGACCGGTTCTCCGCCGCATCTGCATCGCGGTATTTTTGGATATTTTCGTTTCACTTATCGCCTCTGGAATTTTTTCTTAGCAAACGCGAGGACATCTTCATACTCGGCCATCTTCGAACCGATCATCCCCCAACGCCCGCGGTATCCCCGCATATCGATATGATGCCCCGGATGATTCCAGCTGGGGTAGATTCCCCATCCTACCGAATCGAGAAGGTTCTCTTCTTTCAGAAAATCCTTGATTATTTCGATGCTTGAAAGAAAATCGATACCGGCGATATGGAAATCCGAAGCGATGGCGAGCCGGACGAGTTTTCCGGCCTTATCTTTTTTCAGAAAATGCTTCGAGCCGGGGACGTGAACATCCGACGGGTCGTACAGGCAATGGATCACGATTGCCGCGCACGGTTCGTAATGGGTCAGCCACTCCTGAAAATCCGACAGGAAACGGACGATTTTTATATCGGTGAACTGTTTTACCGGCGGGGTCAGTAATTTCCCGCCCTTAAAGTCGACGCGGAATATATCCTGATGTTTGACGGTTGAAAATTCCTGATCAGTCATTTTGATGATCCCCCTTTGTCACCCCGAGCTTATCCCCGTCAGTGGGCAAAGTCGAGGGGGTGTTTTCAGGAGGGGTTTCTGTATCGGGTAATCCTTTGATGTTCCTGATGAGAAGGGAAGCGTCGACTGGAGCGGTCACGAACGCGATGAAGAGACCGAACCGGACAACCGCATCGGATTCGGTTTGGGTGATCGTTCCCCGAACGAGAAAAAAATAAAAGGAACACGCGAGCACAAATATAATCGACAGAATCTTGGCGGCCAGCGTGACCGCTTTCCCTTTTAACTGCAAAATCCCCTCCGATGCCCATGGATGGGCGAGTCCAGCGACGACATGGATGTGCAGGAGCGATACCGACTTTTCTGCTTCTTGGAACTCCCAATTCTAGAAAAACCGAAAATTGTAGACTTATTCTATCATGCCGTTAAAAAGTATTGGTCATAATCACGCCATTATTTTTTAGAGGTGAATAAATCGTCTTCTTTCATCCGATTTATCCGTTCGATTATGCGGCGAACCCATCTATCGGACAATCCGTATTTCCGCGCCAGTTCCTTAAAAGGCATACCCGACCGGTAATTCTTCTCGATCCCAGCATCCCGTTTGGTACGGTGCAGAGAGGAATTCTTCGGGACAGTCCAATGCTCACCGCTCATTAAAAAGATCAGGCCCAGAGTCTTTTTTTCGCCGATGAGCTTCTTTACGCGCTCGATCCGTTCGTATCGCTTCATCGCAAATCTCCCTGATCATCGCGCGGCGGGTTTCATCATCAATACCCATCCGCTTAACGTAACTATCGAATACCGGAAAACGGAAATCTCCGCTACCGAGTTCAGCAAGTAACATTTCGATTTCCTCGTCGTTCAGTACTTTCCGTGTCTCGACGACAAACCCGCTACTCACCGGATTCCTCCAACGGCAGGATGCCGGAGTTCCGCGAATCCACCTGTCTACCTTCGATAGAAGGCACGGCGGACGGATTAGAGCGGTACACTTTTACAGACTGCTTCACTTCGTTCGCAGTGACGATTGTGCTTAATCCGATTCCCACCGCTAAAAATATCCCCGCGACCGCGTAATAGACGCAGAACACGACTCGAGTCATATCGTTCCATCCGGACGCCATGCACGCGAAGCCCATCCCGAACATCAGAATATTCTGTACGCGGCAGGCGGTTCTCCAATAATCTTTCATTTCGATTCCCTGATCGCTTCAATGCGGGAATAAAACACCCATACTTCAGAGAATTCGGCAATCACCAATATTGTGCTATTCAGCCAGTTTACGCCTAAAACGGAACGCCAGATACCTATAATCAGCACTTCGGTTTTAATACTAAACTTGTATGCATCAAATTCTTTTTCTTTCATGCATCCTCCCTCATGTATTTCCGCCTTTCCGGCATCCGGTCGAGGTCATTATTGCTCCAACTTCTTTTCCAGTCCCTGCTTTTCCCATTCGGCAAGCCGCTTTACCATCAGATCGTAGTCCTGAAAGTAATCGAACACTTCCCAACGCGTATTCAAAATCTTATTTGCCGGGACTTTGACAAACGCGTGCTGATGCGGAGAATCGGATAACATCGCGACCACTACCCACTTTCCGAACTCCCGCGCCCAGGTCAATTCCGCGATACATCCCGCGCTCATCTTGTCCGCACCGGTGAGGTCGCAGAACAGGACGTCGCAGATCAGAACGTTATTCCGGCATTCGTCGTATATTCTCTCGTTATCCCCGCTCATATCAGCCGGGATCGGCCAATCGTCGCGGCGCTCCCCGGCGACTTTCGGCGCGATCACCTCGTACCCGAACTTATGGAGCGTACTCCGCAGGGTCAGGATATGCCGGTCGACATCGGATTTCATCCGCCCCGATATCGGGATGGAAATATATACTTTTATCTTTTCATTAGTCATTTGTCACATCCTTAAAACCGAATGGACATTCAGGATGGATCGTTTTTTCGTAGATATTCATCGTTACATCAATAAGGCGATCAATTTTCCGTTTCTCAGTTAGAATCGGGCATTTTGCCCATGGTAACGGACTCTTATCATCAAAGCCCCAGTGTGTACAATCCGCGCATGAATGAGTTTTTTCACTAATAACTGCCATACTTACCCCCTGCGTAACGAATCTTCGATTATTGCGAGCAAACTGTTTTGATGAATTTCACAGCCATCGCGGCTATTTGGATCGCCTCGGTACGCATCCTTTCTACCGCGCCGGGTTCTTTGTCACTTTTGATCTCGTCCCAAAGTTCGTCCAACTCCTCAAGGATTACAGCATAGCCTTCATGCGCGGAAGCAAATCCGCCGAACTTCTTTTCAGCGCTATGAAGCTCATCGAGTATTTCAGAAAATATTCGATAGTTCATTTTTACATCAGTATCACAATCCTCAAAATGCTTCATACGTTTGCTCCTTCTTTTATCCCGGATAATTCTTTCATCCTCTCGATTACATCCGCAGGGATAACGCATTCATCCATCGCGCCGAGTTTCCGGGCGATATATCCGGCGATCAGCCGGAGTTCCGCGAGTTCCTTATTTTCCCTTCGGTTCCGGGAATGTTTCGCGCGGTCGAGGCGGAGATGGCACCGCTGACAGCAGACCAGTAGGTTGTCGTCCTCATTATTTTTCGTATCCCCGTCGATATGGTGCACCGTCAGTACGACCATACTTTTCGTCAGCCAATGCGGCTTCCCGTGCTCGGCATGGCAGAGCTCGCATTTCCATTCAACCGCCGCTTTCCGGCGGTTCGATATCTCCCGCCAGTCCGGCGGATAATTTTTCCAATCTACAGGCATTACTTATCCCGGACAACGTCTACCGTATAGGCTACCCATTTTATACCGGAATTGAAGAAAACCTTTTGAGAATATTCTTCGCCTTCCGGTTCTTCAATTCTTTCGAACAAAGTTCCTTTTTCACGGAGAAGAAAGTTCCAGTTTCCATCGTAAACAACCTTCAGTAAAGTTCCGTCAGAAACCGCGAGAAAATATTCTTTTTCGTCGTCATCAGGGTAAACATTCAATTCTTCCTCAAAATCTCCTTCGATCTCGATGAGGTCATCACTGGCACCGAATATCTCTATCATACGTCCTCCTTTACGGGAACTTCTTCTCGTTTTATGGCTTTGTCGCACGTATCCGCATGGCAGATTTTTTCCGCCTTCGGGTAATCGAGGCCGATGAGGAGACACCGCCATTGTTTGCCGAACGACTGCAAGTTCCAGCCGAGAATATCCCTGTACCGCGAATTTTCGCATTCTCCGCAGCGGATATCGCCCGGTTGAGCGGCGCGGTAGTTGTTCACTTTCTTTATCTCAAGCGGGGTCAGCCTCCCTTTCGGCGTCCCTGCCTCGGTCGGCATTAGTCCATCCATGGACGTCATTGTTTTCCTCCGGTCGTCGGCATCCGTAGGACACTGAGCGACAGCCGAAGTGTCGTTTTTGTGATACCTTTTCAACGCCTCGATAACCTTCCGCGCTTCGTGCGCCTGAAGGTCGCCCGGGTTTTTCACCGTCCGGGACACGATCTTACTGCAAAATCCCGGCAGATTCTTAACCGTCCCTTTCGCGAGGTTGCGAATCTTCATCAACTGCGCGTCGGTGGCCATTCCAGCGGCGTTTAAGAGTTTCAAAAATATTGTTCGAAGGTCTCTATAATCAGCATAAGACAAATCCTTCGAACTCGGTACGCCGCTTGTCCCGAGCGAAGCCGAGGGAAACCCGGATAATAATGCCCGGTAGGATTCTTCGTCCATCCCGAGCCGGGACTTCCAGATATGAATCTTGGCTATTTCAGCCTTACCGATTGTTTTCATACGTACCTCCGACCCCCACGGATGGGGGGAGTGCCGAGTTTCGACAAGGATGTCGAAACCGGCGCTTGCCTGCGGCGGGATTCGAACCCGCGACGCGTCGCCGTTATCCCTATTAAGGGAGGCGACTGTTCTATCCGCTGAACTACACAAGCTCCTAACTATCTTAACAAACTCGCGTCCCCGGTCTCGACGGCTCGGATGAATTTCGAGAGCTTCAATTCGTACATCTCCATACGCCGCGCCCTGTCCCTCATCGTTTCGGCGGAATAACCGGCTCGTCCCGCCGGACTCCGGTGGTTCTTCTTCCACGCGGCGGTATTCCTGATCGCCCGCTTTTTACTCATGCGCTCCCCCACGGTCACCGAGCCTGTCTTCCGCGTATGCGGGAGGCGAAGCCGAGGTGTCCGCTTCTTGCTCGATATCGTTATCGAGTTCTTTTTCCATCGCCGCGATAATCTTGTCTATCTCGCCGTCGGTCGCGCTGATCACCAGCTCGTCCACGTCCGCTTTGATCTCGACACCGATAGCCTTCAGGTCGGCGGCGGTCAGAGATTTCAACGCGTCCTTGATGACCGATTCCTTCGTCTGAATCATCAGCTTCGCTTGTTCCTTAGAAAACTTCTTCCTGATCAGCGCGATAGTCTGTTCTTGAGACAGGATGATCGTCTCGCCGGTCTTTTTCCGGTACCCGATTTTGATACCGTGCATGACCTGCGTCTTGGGTTTGTCGAAGAGTTCCTTGTTCGCCGCGATAACGCCCGCGAGTTCGGATTTCTTATCCGCCATTTTGGCGAAAAGACGCTTGATTTTCGGGACAAATCCGCGCTTCACCGCTTCGATTTCGCCGTTCATCGCCGCCAGTTCGAACGCGAGAGCCTCCCGCGCGTCGGCGTAATCCTTGACCGGCTTGTCGAATACTTCGATATGATTCATTCGTTCCTCCTGACCCCCACGGATGGGGGGAATGCCGAGATTCGACAGCTTGCCTTCACGTGAAGCGTGGAGGGGATTTCGAAGCCGGCCGATTTGCCTATCTCATCAGCGAGCGGAGGCTATCCCGCCCGGACGCCCGGACATCGAGTAGCCGTTAGGCGTACCGGGATGCCTCTTTAGGAGTGTTACGTTGCTTCCAGTTCGCGGATCACCTGTTCGAGATCGTGCTCGAACCCGGTGACCCAATTCTTCATATTCCGAAGAAATCTGATCTCAGAGAAGCGCGGGGGCTGCGCGAGCATTTCGAGGAGCACCTTCGCGTCATGCCGGATCAGTTCGACTGTTTTTTCGGTATCTGTTATTGTCGTATTCATTTCGTGCCTCCCGTCAGATTATCATGTGCTCGGCAGCTTTCTTAATCACCGCCGGATCGATTTCGCAATCGTTCCTGATCGCTGTTCTCTGCGCCAGCAGCATCAGCTTCGTCAGGTATCTCGCGTTGTGTTTGGACGCCGAGTGGAACGTCTCGATCACGGCGGGTTTCGCGTTCGGAATGACGGTTTCGACAATCGCCTGAGTATCGCCGATATGCAGCTCGTCTAATTCGATATATTCCATGCGGCTCGTGAAATACTTGTGCTCGGTGCGCATCTTCATGATTTTTCCCTTCATATCGAGGGAACCGACGAGTACGACCGGAACCTTCGCGTGGTCGAAAATGCTTCGCAGAATATCGAGGCCCTTAACTTTGAGGTAGTCGGCTTCGTCCACGATGATCATACGATCCGTGCCGTGGAGAATTTCGATGATACCCTTGAAAAGCATATCTTTCCTGGTATGCCCGTCCATCCCGATGGTTTTCGCGATATCGTAGAGGATGGTCGTTTCGCCGTACGTGACATTCAGCTCGATCAGGATTGTCGCGGCGAATCTCCGTTTGAACTCCGTGAGAGTGATCGTTTTACCAGCTCCGTTGTCCCCGCCGATCACCAGCAGCCTACCGTCCACCTGCGCGAGCGCGAGGTTGTGATCGATTGTTTTCGAGACGCTTGTCTCGACATAGGTCGGTTTTTTCAGCATCGAACGGAATCGTTCCATTTCCTGTTCGATCACCGCGAGAACCTTTTTCAGGTTCTCCTCGACATTTCCGGTATAATTACCCTTGAGGAGAGCGGATACTACCGCCGTACTGATACCGGTCTTCCGGCAGAGTTCCGCCTGACTCATCCCGGTATCGGCAAGGAATTTCTTGATGTCCCGTACCGCCGATTCGTTACGGTCTTCCGGCTGGTCAGGCTCATTCATCAGATCATCGATTTCACTCATCTGTATCCTCCTGTCAATTAGTTGAAAGTGAAAAGTGGAAAGTGCAAAACAAAAAATAAAAGACTTAATTCCTTTTTCTCTTTACACTTGTCACTTTACACTTGTCACTTCTAATCGATATCCAGCGGTCCTTTCAGTTTTTTCTGTACGTCCTGTTTCGCTTCCAATTCCTCGCGTACCGGTTCGGCGATGATGATGTTCCGTTTCGCCGAGCGTTTCCCTTCCAGTCCCATTACCTGCGATTTCAACTTCCTGATCTGCCGTTCCTCGCGTTGATTCGCTTTGTACGCTTCTATCGTTTTTACATCCGGCTCGTCCGCGAACCGCGACCGCTCTTTCCGGTCGGCGCTAAATAGGAATTGCCCGTCCCGGTCGAATACGAGGATTTTCGTGATGTCGTCAGCGTCTACCGCTATCTCGACCTTCTGTTTCTGGATCAGCGCGGTTTTCATCTCCGCGTCGCGGTAGTAATATCCGAGATATTGGATACCATTGCGCCGGACCGTCTTGACATACCGCGGCATAAGCGCGATCCTGAGTTTCTCAGGTTCGATCACGCGAAAGTCTTCGGCCTCCTCCGCCCATCGTTCGTTCGGCGTCCGACCGTCCATCCCGTGGCCGGTATGCACCTTATCGTTATACCATGTCATAAATTCCTTTTTAAACCTATCCCGGACTTCGTCCATCGTCGGCACGAGTTCGGGATGCGCTTTCGCTTTTTTCATCAGCTCCGTCAGAATTTCCGGCTTGTCGTCGATATTCCGTCCGCAATAGGTATCGAACATCTTAGAGAAGTACTCGTCGACCGTGCGCCAGAAACGCTCGATCTGTTTAGCTTTAGCGTTATAGGGGATAGCAAAATGCGGTTTGATACCGAGGCGCGAATAATATCCCTCAAGCTCGTTCTCGAAATCTCCTCGCGACTGCTTGTTTTTGTACGCCTTTCCGTTGTCGATATGCACGTTCAGCGGCAGTATATACTCGTTGTCGGCTATCGAACGGTAAAGCGCTTTCGCGACCAGTTCCGAACTCTCGGTCTCGGCGACCTCGAATCCCATCAGTTTTCGGCAGGCCTTGTCCATAAACGCGTCGAGCGTCGGCCGGACGAAATTCCCGTCGGCGTTCCGGCAGAACAGATTGAGGGTATGCCCGTCGGATGTGAACCAATCCCCGGCCAGCATCGCTTCGCTCGAATAATCTATTTCCATGTGCGGCATAACCTTATCATCGAACGGTTTTTCGCCTTCGCGGAACGCGACCTTCAGCATGTACGGAATCCGGGCGATGAAACGGCAGATTGTCGGGTAGCTCGCTCCGCTCGCCTGCGCCTGAAGTCCGTTCGACATTAGGTATTCGATCATCAATTTATATACATGTTTGTTGTTCAGCCGGTTCTGGCCGGTCGATATGAGGCCGGCCTTTTTTCCTTCGTTATCCGCCGAACCGGTCAGATAGATATTTTTCACGGCTTTCTGCTCGATTTCCGTCAATTTCGTCTGTCCACGGCGTTTCCCGTAGAGAGGTATCAGCGCGGCCGTCTCGTCTTCGTGCCGCCGCCGGGCGTCGTACACCGTTTTCATCCAACGCTGAACCGAACGAAAATCACGTTTTCCGAGACGGGAAAGGAGTTCCTTGTCCACCTGCCCTTTATTGTACCGGGCTACATATTGCTCGATCAGTTTAGTCCGGTTTTTCCAGACGTCGCTCCATGCGGAGAGTGATTGCAGGTATTTTTCGATATAATCGATCAGTTTCATTCTATCGAGGGCTTTTTCACGGATTTTTTCAGGAAAAGAAACCCACCGGCGCGCGTCCGGGCTGGCCGGTAGAAAGGATTCGAGGATATTGCGCTTGTTGAACTCGGCGTCTTCCAATTCCGCTTCCCACCGCAGAATCCGTCTGATCGACCTCTTTCCGAGGCGTCCGAGTATTTCCCCGTCAATCCCGCCGGAATTATAGGCGTTTTCGAATGACTCGAGAACGTCCGCCGAGTCCGCATGCTCCCGGCAATACCGTCGTTTTTTCTCGACGAGAGTCAGGATGTCTTCCGCGTGCCGGATCGACTCAGGCGGAAAGTATTTTCCGCTGATAATCCCTTCCTGCGTGGAAATACTCCGTGCGGTTTTTATCTTCGCCGCGATGTCCACCGGCATGGTTTCGAGCGGGTATACGCGGAAGTTTCCGCCGCGGCCCCGGCCTTTTACCGCGGCGGACGGAATTCCGAGCGCACCGGCGCGTTTGACCGCCCCGGGACGCGTGATTCCCCAGACCGCCGCGAGTTCAGCCGTGGATGCGAAGTTTTTCGTTTCTATCTTCATATACCGTCCTAATATAAGCCGGGGACGGGGGACCAATCCCGCCCCCAACTACAGAAGATGATGATCGATGACTCACGTGAGAATCATCGATCTGGTCATTTACGGGGGCGGGATTCGAACCCGCACATACCGGATAAGTCCGGCAAGTCTACCGTTGCTTCACCCCGTGTATATTCGTTACGCCACCGGTTGCAGTTCCGGGTTCTCTACCGGGACGGTATCATCGTCGATATCCGCAATCGCGCCGATATGGATACCCATCAGCGAGTTCAGATCATCGATCTTCGCGCGAGCCACGGTTATCGATGAGATTTTTACCATGAAGCCCTTTTTATTGTGCGTGTTCATATACCGCACGTAATGTTCGAGGGCTAACCCCTTGGTCTCTCCGACCGCGTACCATGTCGATTTTTCATCCTTACACGTCTCGACGATCTCGTACAGGTTTCCGTCTTTCGCGAGCTCCGACGCTTCCTGTCTGGTCAAATCAGCGAAATGCGTCATATCGATCCTCCTGTTAAAAGGTTCAGGCATTCGACCATCCGGCGAATCACCTCGTCTTTTGTGTTCGACGTTACGTTTTTCATCCCGCCAACGGCAGGGACGTTCGTTGTGCCGAAATATGCCGTCACCTTTTTCAGTATCCGATCACATTCCGCCTGCGGTTTCCGCTGGTAGATCATATAAATAATCTTAACGGACGTATCGCGGTCGAAAACCGGAGATTTCCCCCGTATGAACTTGATACCGAGTTCGTCCGCGCGCCTGCGGATGGTGCGTTCGTCCACTTCGAGCAGTGCGGACAGGGTTTTCAGGTTCACGGCGTTCCCGCCGGGGCCTGTGAAAATCAATTTAGCTCCCGCGCCGTCTTGAATCCAATTCTCACGCGGATAATCGTCCGCCTCGTCTTTCGCTTCGATGTCGTCGAAAGAAAGTTTGGCGTTCTGTTCCAGCAGGTTCGCGAGAAGCTCGTTCCCTCCCGCGCGGATGATAGCCACCGTCTCGAGCAGGGTAAAATTCGCTGGGTACATCGGCGAACTATCTGACATTTTTCGCTTTATTACAGGAATTATTCCTGCAACTAAAGGATTTTCTTCCGAAGCGGATGTAATCCACTTCCGAACCGTACTCTCGTCCTTCCCCGTCGTTTCCGCGATATCGCGGATGGTCATGGTCTTTTTCTCTTCCATGTTCATATATTCCTCCTATTCAACAAATTTTTATAAACACCAAAATCGGAATGAATACACCCCGCGTCCGTTTGCAAACAAACGCGGGGCTGGTGTTTATCCTATTGTTGAGTAGGAGCAAAATAATGCGGGACGGATAACACCATGATATTAATTTTGAAAAATGAGTACACCCCTCCCGCTAAGGAGGGGTTGGCGTTTCTGAACATCTCTGTTTGGAGGACAGATATGTTGAAGACGGGTTAGGTTCAGAACGCCGTGTTATTAATTTACATTGTAAAGACATTGTAAATCTATAATCGGGTAATGTCAATACAAATCTGAAATATTTTTAATTTTTTCGCCTTTTTCTCCGATGATACCGCATGGATATAAGAGAAATCAAAGAATTACTGGCAAACAAAGATGTTCTCATAAATATGCGTATCAATTCAAGGTTACTTAACCTTTTTGACGATACCCTAAAATCAGATTTGAAATTCAAATCCCGTTCGGATTTCGTCAATGATGCCATCCTTCGGTATCTCGAAGAAAAGGGCGTGTTCAAGTGATCCTTGGTACTATTACCGACCCCCATGGATGGGGGGAGTGCCGACAAGAGCCACGGATGGCGAGTCGGCCGCGTTATTCCCCGAACGATTCGATATCCGGGAGCGGGACTATCGTTCCACGTTTATTTTTCCCGCTTTGATCTCATTGCTGTTTTCTTGAGGAAGCCCGGAGTTCCAAAGCCCAGTATATCCCCTTTTGTTCCGCCAAATCGGCGTTTTGTTCGGGCGATTCGCGCTCTGGATCATCCGGTACTGAACCTTTTCCGCGTTTATTACCGTCGTCACTTCGACCTCGATATTTTTCCGCGCGAGGCCGTTTGCGTAACGGTACCATTCTTTCATATTTTGAAACTCTATGGTTCCGGCGGAAAATATCCGGCCTTCTTTTTGCAGAATGACGTGCTTCGTTATCTTCATGTTACCGTCCCGGAGGACGCGCGCCTACCGGATAAACGACGTCCGCTTCGGGTACGCATTTCTCATCTACCGATTTTCCGCCCGAAATCGGGAATCCTAAAACCGGTATCCCGTCAATTTCATTCAGCTGAGCGCTGCTTTCCAGCCTGTTTTTAATCCGCGCCGCTTCGATATTGGATACTTCAAATACTGAAATTCCTTTCGATAAACAATCCTTGATATATCCGTCGAGATCCATCCGATTCCTGAAACCGACTTTACCGGCAGAGAATATTTTCCCGTCCTTCCTGAGGAGCAGGTATCTCGAAAAAGGCTTATCGATGGGTGTATTCAATATGCTAGCTTTTTTCCATGTTTTTCCCGGTTCCGGTTCGATTGAATCGGGCGCTTTTTTCTTTATCTCAGGTTCCGGTTCGGTTTTCTCATCGAGGATATCGTTCAGCCGGTCGAGGAACGCCGCCAGCTTCAGGACGAGCGTCGTCCCTTCGGTGTAAAGCGATCTTAAATCGTTATTACAGAACTCTTTATGCGGCTTCAAAACCAATTCTTCCGTCTGAGTGACTGTCGTCTCTGTAACCGGTTCACCCGACTCCGGCGGATCGGAGAAATCCAGCGATGGCAGGGACGGTCCGGTGCGCCCGAACGCGAGAGCGAGTTTCGCTAGAAATCTGTTCTGCTTACCGGCGGATTTCCACCCGTTCAGGATCAGTTCGCGCGCGGCATCGTAATCGTAACTCCCATTTTTCCCCTTACACCCCGGCATATCGAAACCGGACGTCGATTTGACAAAGGAGAGCGCACCCTTTGTAATCCCGAGAATTTCCGCTAGTTCCGTTTGATTTACCTTTTTATCGGTCATAACCCTGCCTCCGGCCGTACCCGCCGCACGACAACCGCATTATTCGATGCCTGCATGATCACGAACCCGCGCAGGGGATAGACACGGCTTTCCGGGCGTTCCGAATCCCATTTCGGATCGGCGCTTTTGCGGTAATCGTCGGAGTTTCCATGGTCGAGATAGGTCTCGATTGGGTAGACGCGCGGGTGTTTCGGGTGTTCCGCGCAGTATTCAGATACGATCCGCACCCGGAGCGGCGTGGAACGGTGGAGCGTCATGGGCGCGTGAATCGTCTGCTCGAGCATAGCATAGTCTGCCGGACTGACCTCTCCGGCGGAGAAAAATAAGCCGTTCTTCTGGATTACGACCGGCACGATGCCGGGAGTGCCACTATTGCCATGGACGGCGTTTCGGCGGCAGACCGGGATAGTCGCAGAGTGGTCACCGAGCGTCCGTCTTCCACCTTCGGCAGAAGGTGGACAGGTAGTCGAGGTGTTATCTTTCATATTTCCCTTCTGCATAAAAAACCTCCTGTTTCCTTGTGATTCCGCGAAGGAATCCTTAAAATGATCCCCGAAGACGGTCATCCGTCGAGGGGGAAATCCCGCGACGCCACCTCCCGCTTCGCGTAAGGCAAGCGGATGCGCTGGAGCGGTATAAGTGCACTCCCTCTCCCGAAGGAGAGGGGTGTCGCGGAATCACCTTGATTAGGAGGTGAAAAAAACGATTGGGTAATCCCGCGTGAGTATTAAGTTATTGCTATGTTCCCCCCGATATAGTGCTAACAGGAATATCGGATGGGGGATTTTTTCTAACGTTATTTACGTTGCTTATCTTATATATCGTTATTTTATAACGAAAATATAAATATGTCAATGGGGTTAGTGGTATTTTCGATAAATATTTTTTAATAGAGGGCTTATGAAGAGTATTTGTGATCGATTTAAGGAGATAAGAACCGAATTGAATCTAACTCAATCGGAAATAGGCGCTTTTTTAGGATTATCTCAAACTCAAATCGCGTCGATAGAAACGGGGAAATCCAACCCCACGGTCGAGACATTGAAAAAACTCTCCGAGGTGGGAATTAACGAGGCGTGGCTGATCCGCGAGGCGGGATTGAAGTACGACATGTCCTATGAAGAATGGAAAACGTACAACGAGGAGTTCATGCGCGGGGAAAACCCGCATACTGAAACAGCCGAAGCTAAGCAATGGGCTCGGCAGGAAATCTTGTGCGCCATCGGGAAAAACCCGCCGATACTATTGAAGGAACGTATACTTTTACGGAAAATGTTTCCGCCGAGCACGATTCAGCGCGCTATCGATGAGATCGACGGGCATTACCTCACGGTACTCCGCAGCTGGAAGAATAATCCTGGCGTTCGCGCATTGTTCGATAAACTGCTGGAAACGCAGGACGATGAGGAGTTTCAAATGATGGCGTCGAACGTCTTATTGCTGATAAAAGGGGAAAGGATTAGAGAAGCGAAGAAATAGGAGGAAAGGGATGAAAAAGGCGGTGTGGATCGGGATGTTCATGGTGATGTGGTCAGTGGCGTTTGGAGTATGTTTTTGGGGTTATGAAAAACGTGTCGATCCGATAGATGATTCCGTACTGCATTGCTTCGATGTTATTTCCGATTCTAGCGAAGGAACCTATGCGCTTTACATTTATTTTGAAGAAAATACCCCTTCGATTTATATTTACTGGCCGCAGTATATTGGAAAGAGTCCGATGGATGTTATTTGCCGTTTTGGTACGAATAAAGGACTTATGGAAACATGGAAACCGTCGAAAAACGGTCATAATACGATTTGTCCATTGCCGGAAGAATACATCTTAATGATCTTAGATAATGATAAGTTAATAATAAGAGTCTTGGACACAATCGATGATAAAAATCATACTGTAGATTTCGATATAATCGGCCTCGCTGATATTTTTATGGAGCATATTGAGGATGTTCCCGGAGTAAAGGATATGTTACTAAAATGGAATGATAAAAGTAAGTAA